TCCGCCTGCCGTGTCCAGAAGACCGGCCAGAACTCGCGCAATGCCACGTGCCACGGCTGCGGGCTCACCGTGGCCAGGAATGGCACGCGGGTGGTGCAGCGCGAAGGCAGGCGGCGGGTGGTGTGTGCCCGGTGCTCCAAGCATCAACCCGAGGAGAACGCATGCCCCGCGTGACAGTCCCGATCTCCAGCCGCAAGACCCGGCGCGATTGGTTCCGCATCCTGCGCGACCTGATGGCAGCCGGCATCTCCATGTCGTCTGTGGCGCGCAAGTGCGACCACGACGTGTGCACGGTGCGCAACTGGGCCGAGGGTGGCGAGCCCAAGGAGTCGGATGCCCGGATCGTGCTGGCGATGTACGCCCGGCACTGTCCGGTGCAGTACCGCGCCCACCAGCGGCACTTCGAGATCTCGGTGACTGTGGACGCCGTGACCGATCTGGGCGAGACGCGCAGCTTGCCGTTCTACGAAGAGCCAGTGGAGTAATCAAGTGAATTCAACTCACGGCGGGAAGCGCAAGGGTGCCGGACGACCTCCAGGCGCGGCAACTGCGAAGACAAGAGCCATTGCGGATGCCGCAGCAAAGGCCGGCACGACGCCGCTGCAGGTAATGCTCAAGGTGGTCGACGCCTACCTGCGCAGCGCCGCACGAGCGAAAGGTGAGAAGCGCCTGGAATTGCTTGCCGCCGCAGCCGCTCATGCCAAGGACGCCGCGCCATACATGCACCCGCGTCTCGCATCCGTCGATCACACCCAGGGCGGCGGCAAGGAGTTGCCCCAGCCCGCAGCTCCGGTGCCCGTCACTGTGGTGGCGCCCACCATCATCATCACCAAGCCCAAGGAGCGCGAATGATGCGCGTCGTCAAAGCCCTGTCGTGCGCCGTCGTGGCGTTTTCCATCCTGGCTGCCTGTGGTGGCGGTGGATGCAACCCCTGCGAGCCGGACCAGCGCACGCCGCAGGTTGATTGCAGCGCTTCGGCTGTGTGCCGGTGAGCCAAAACCCGCCCACCTTCAACTTCGAGCCCACGCCCAAGCAGTGGGACGCGCTGCACAGCCAGGCGAACGAGATCCTGTACGGCGGCGCGGCAGGTGGTGGCAAGTCGCACTTCATGCGTGCGATTGCGATCCTGCTGTGCATGCTGATCCCGGGCATTCAGGTCTACCTGTTCCGGCGCCTGTCCGACGACCTGGACAAGAACCACATGGAAGGCCCCAGCGGATTCCGGCAGATGCTGGCCGACCTGGTGACGTCGGGCCATGTCCGCATCGTCGAGCGCGAGGTGCGCTTCTGGAACGGCGCCAAGATCTTCCTGTGCCACTGCCAGTATGAGAAGGACCGCTTCAAGTACCAGGGCCCAGAGTTCCACGTGCTGCTCATCGACGAGCTGACGCACTTCACCGAGAAGATCTACCGTTACCTGCGCGGTCGATGCCGAGCGCCTGGCCTCGTGATCCCACAGTACGCGCTGGACTTCTTCCAGCAGCAGTTCGGCGTCGACCTGCGCGCCAAGATTCCGCTGATCGTCTGCGGTTCCAACCCGGGCGGCGAAGGCCACGAGTTCGTCAAGCGCACGTTCATCGACGGCGCCTCTCCGCTGCAGATTCGTCGCATGGCGAAGAACGAGGGCGGAAAGTTGCGTCAGTACATCCCGGCGAGGATGGACGACAACCCGCACCTGGACCAGGAAGACTACAGCGGTGTGCTGGAAGGCCTGGGCACACCCGAGCTGGTGCGTGCAATGCGCGATGGCGACTGGGATGTCATCGCAGGCGCGTTCTTCAACTGCATCAGCCGCGCCAAGCACATGCTGCCGGGCTTCACGCCGCCTGCCCACTGGACGCGATTCCGTTCGATGGACTGGGGCTCGGCCAAGCCCTTCAGCGTCGGCTGGTGGTGCGTGGCCGAGAGCGGAGAGTGGGTGAAGATGCGCGACGGCACCGAACGCATGTTCCCGCACGGCGCGCTGATTCGTTACCGCGAGTGGTACGGCGTCAAGAAGGACGAGAGCGGACAGAGCAAGCCCGACGAGGGGCTGCGGCTCAGCGCCCAAGCTGTGGGCCGCGGCATCAAGGACCGCGAAGTCGGCGAGACCATCGACGAGACGCTGAGCGTCGCCGATCCATCCTGCTGGAAGGAAGACGGCGGCCCCAGCAACGCCGAGGGCATGTTGCGGTGTGATCCGAAGCGGCCAGCAGAGAACGTCGGCCCTCGGTTCAGGCCAGCCGACAACACCCGCGCCACGGGCTGGCAGCAGATGTACAGCCGCCTGGAGTGGGAAGACGTCGACGACGGCGAGCCCATGCTTTTCGTCACCGAGGACTGCCAGGACTGGTGGCGCACGGTGCCGGCGCTCCAGCACGACGAGAACAAGCGCGAGGACGTCAACACGAAGATGGAAGACCACGCGGGCGACGACACGCGGTATGCGTGCATGGGTCGGCCGGTGAGCCGCGTTCGCAAGCCGCGCAAGCTGGCTGCTGGGCCAGAGCCGTTCACTATGGCTTGGGTCGAACAGCAGAAGTAGGGTGGGGCGGCCGGTGCTGATCTCCGGCATGGACTCTCTCGTGCTGTTTCAGCGGGCCTAGTGGGTCCCAGCGCCGCAATGTGCCGATCAGCCTCGGCATTACGCCCCGTGCGCATTCTGCCGCAATCACTGTAAAAACTCTTCACGTGCCCGGGCTCAATGGAGCCCATGAGCATTGCCGCCGCCAACGTCGCACCGAACTTCGGATTCCGCCGCAGCCTGACAGCCTCGGAGCTGCAGCGCGTCGAGGAGCCGTGCGTGATCATGGAGTTCGAAAGCCGCGACAGCGACGATTCGCCGTTCTGGGTCTACACCATCGGCGGGCTGCTGGACGGCAAGCCGCTGCCCGGCTGCACCGTGGCCGGCGACGTCATCACCATCTCCGGCGTCGACACCCGCGAGCAGGCGGACGGCATGGCCAGCATGGGCCTGTTCGACACGCTGCAGGCGCTGGACGACGAGCTGAAGAAGTACACGGCCGGCCAGGACGCACTGCGCCGCCTCTCCAGCATCGGCGCCGTCGACCGGCTGGACCTGGCTACGCGCAAGGACGCCGACAAGTCCGACGCCTTCGAGCGCGACCGGCAGTTGATCGAGCCGCTGAAGGGCGACGACATCCTGCTGGCGGCCGGTGAGGTCGTGGGCAAGGAAGGGGCTCACTGATGGCCCGCCGCGTCGCCATTCTGCGGGTCGACTTCGAGATGCTGCACCGCGCTCTCGGGTTGCCGAGCGATGTCGTGATCGACGAAGTCAGGGCGGCGCCCAACCAACTCGGAATCCTGGAGATGCGCCTGGAGGGCGAGCGATTCGCTCATGTCCCTAACGGCTACGTCATCCCCACCGTCGGCGCTGCATTCCACACGATGGGTGCGCTGACCACCTTGTCGCAGTCCAACGGTGAGCCGTTGAACGCCTGATCACCCAGGGCGGCACGGCCCTTCGCTGCGTGCCCGGCTGGCAGGGCCGGTCTCTGCCAAAGGAGTGATTCATGTCCACCAGTTCCCGTACTCTCGGCTCGGCCGCTTCTGCCGCCGCACTGATCGCCATCTCCGGCTCGACCAACGCGACCCCCATCGTCATCACGGTGGGTGCCAACAGCGGCCTGGGCACCGGTAGCCGCCTCGCCATCGCCGGCATCACCGGCAACACCAACGCGAACGGCATCTGGACTCTGACCATGCTGACCGCAACCACGTTCAGCCTGGACGGTAGCGTGGGCAATGGCGCGCATGGCGGCACCCCCCGCGCTGGCATCGTGTTCGACCGCACGCCGGGCATGCAGAACCACTCCGGCACGCTCATCACCGAAGGCAACTTCGTGGGCACGCTGCTGCTGGAGTCGTTCATGAGCTATGACGAGTTCGCGGCCGGCGACAACAGCAAGCTTGGCGTCGTCACCGCTCCGGTGCAGGTGTCGTCGTATTCGTTCCTGACCAACACGAACGCGACCGCGGCCAGTTCCTCGACCGTCGCAAGCTCGGCAATCGTCTTCACGGCGACGAACGAGGGTCTATCCCTGCCGGTCAAGCTGCCGCTGATCATGCGCCCGAGCGTGTCCGCGTACACCTCCGGCAGCCTGTTCTCTCGCGTGGTCGTCTAACCGATGGGACCGGACGCCGCATCGATTGCGCCCACGCCGGGCCCGGTTCAGCCCGGGCAGCGGCCGGAGCCTCCTGAGCAGGAAAAGGCTCTGGCGCGTGATTGGCTCAAGCGCATTGACGCGGCGCTCCAGCGCCCCGCAGTGAAAGACGCGCAGACGCAGTTCGAGAAGAACCGGCGCCTGCTGCGTGGCCAGATCGGCACGGGCGCGGACAAGAAGCGCCTGCGGTCGAACCTCTACTTCGCGAACCTGGCCATGATGCGGCCACAGGTCTACGCGAAAGACCCCGAATACGCCGTGACGCCGACCCTGGCGGTGCCTGAAGCGCAGCTGGAGCTGATTCGCGCGTTCGGCACCTCGGCCGAGGCTGTGCTGCACCAGACGCTCATTCGCGATTGCCGCCTGAAGCAGAAGGCCAAGCGCCTGACGACGGCGGCCTACACCACCTCCATCGGTTGGCTGAAGGTCAGCTGGCAGGAGGACGTGCGCCGCGATGTCGCGATCATGGATCGGCTCAAGGACACGCAGGACAACCTGCAGCGCCTGCAGGTCCAGCGGCAGGCGCTCGAAGACCCGTCCACCGCGACCGACATGGATCTGCAGCTGGCGCAGCTCCAGCAGACAGTCGAAGGCCTGCAAGGCAAGGCCGAGGTCACGGTGTCGCGTGGGCCGGCGCTGGACTTCGTCTACAGCGAGGACGTCATCGTGCTCGACCAGGGCATCCGCGAACTGGTCGACTACCGCCGCTCCGGCGCCATGGCTCACCGCGTTTGGATGACGCGCAAGGCTTACGAGGTGCGCTTCGGCTACGACCCGAAGAAGGCGACCACTTTCAGCGAGCAGTCCGGCCAGGCGCCCAAGCAGGCCGACACCGACCGCGACGCCTCGCTGCTGCAGGTGTTCGAGGTCTGGGACCAGGACAGCAACCGCGTGCTGACCGTGTGCTCTGGCGAGGAGGGCCTGTGCTGCCCGCCGCAAACGCCGGACTGGACGGGCAAGGTCTGGTACCCGTTCTTCCTCCTGGCCTGGAATGAGGTCGACGGCTCCTTCTACCCGCTCAGCGATGTCGAGCTGATCGAGCCGCTGGTGACGGAGTACAACGAGCAGCGCGATGACTTCGTCAAGGACCGCCGCGCGTGCCGGCCGCTGAACATCGCCAGAAAGGGTGGCGTTCTCACGGAGGAAGACTCCAGGCGTGTCGCGAACCGTGATGGCGGCGACTTCATCTTTATCGAGGGCGTCGGCAATCGGCCGATCACCGACGACATCTGGTCTGGCCAGCTCGGCACCATCGACCCCAAGAACTATGACACCGCGCCGGCCCGTGCTGACATCGAGCAGTTGATCGGTGGCGGTGACGCGGCACGTGGGTCCGTGCTGCAGGCCAAGACGGCCACCGAGGCCGAGATCCTCAGCCAGGGTCTGCGAGGCCGCAGCGCCGAGCGCACGGACGTCATCGAGGATCTGATGACAGACCTGGGCACCTACACACTGCAGATGTGCCTGCGCAAGCTCACGCCGGACGAGGTGAAGCGCATCGCTGGCCCCGACGCTGTGTGGCCGGAACTGTCCGCCGACGAGATTTTCGACATGGTCAACGTCGAGGTCCGCGCCGGCTCCACCGGTCGACCGGATCGGCTCCAGGAGCAAGACCGCTGGACGAAGCTGCAGCCGGTCATCGAGAAGACCATCAGCACGGTGTCGGAGCTCTACGCCAACGGGCAGGTCAAGCTTGGTCAGGCTCTGGTCGAGATCCTGCGCGAGACGCTGCGTCGCTTTGACGAGCGCATCGACCTGGACGCGCTGCTGCCCAAGGCGCCCGAGGGCGGCGAGATGGACCCGGCCATGCTGATGCAGCAGAACCAGCAGCTGAAGGCGCAGGTGCAGGAACTGACGAAGGAGCTGCTGCAGGCCAAGACCGAGCAGGAGAAGGGCTACGTGACCGCGGCCACCAGCATTGCCACTTCCGCCCAGCCGCTGGCATCGGCAGCCGCTTTCGGGGAGGCACTGAACGTCGTGCGCAGCCTGGAGCAGCAGCCAACCGCAGAAGAAACGCCGCCCCAGCTGCCGCAAGATCCCAACGCAACGCCGCAGAGCGCGCCACCCCTCCAGTAAGGACCGCCCATGATCTTCATTCGCAAACGCTACCGACTGTGCCGGCCTGATGACGGCGGCGACGGCCTGGCAAGCACCATCGGTGGCGCTGCCGACGTCGGCACGGTTGACGGCGCTGCAGCCGCACCGGTTGCCGCCCCCGCGCCGGCTGCTGAAGGCCCCAAGACGATGGCCGAGGCCATGTGGGGCGACGCGCCGACGCCTGCACCTGCTGCCGACTCGCAAGGCCAGCCGCGCGACGACCAGGGCCGCTTCACCTTCAAGAACGCGCAAGGCCAAGCGGTGGACGCCAGCGGCGTGCCGGCACCCGACCAGGTGGCCGCGCTGGCCGCACAGGCTGCAGCCGCGCCGGCTGTCGCTGAAGACCCGACCAAGATGCCCGAAGGCCTCGGCCCGAAGGCGCAGGAACGCTTCCAGACCCTCGCGAACTCGAACAAGGAGCTGACGGCCAAGGTCACCCAGTTCGAGACCGAAATCATGCCGGCCGTCCAGGCCATGCAAGAGACCTGGCGGGCCAACCAGGTGCAGCCCGAGCAGTTCGAGCAGGCGATGTCTGTCGTCGGCATGATGAATCGAGGCGACTACGCCGGTGCGCAGCGCGTGCTGATGGAGCAGCTGCAGCACCTGTCCGTGCTCACCGGCCAGTCTGCGCAGATCGACCCCATCAGCGGGCACCCGGACCTGCAGCAGCAGGTTCAGCAGCTGATGATGACGCCCGAGGCTGCGGCCGAAGTCGCCCGCGCTCGCGCCACGCAGTCCATGACCCAGCAGGCGCAGCAGCGCCAGCAGCAGGCCGACGAAGCACAGCGTCAGCAGCGCGAGGCCGCCCAGCAATCGCAGCAGGTGCGCGCCACGGCGCAGGCCGACGTCAACACGTTCTGCAAGCAGATGCAGGGCACGGACCTGGACTACGCCGCCATCGAGGCTCAGCTGCTGCCGGTCATCCCGCAGCTGCTCCAGAACGTGCAGCCCGAGCACTGGGCCGCGGTCGTGAAGCAGCAATACCAGCTCATCAAGCAAGCCACAAGCACCGCACGCCGCACGCCGACGGCTCCTGCTTTCCAGCCGCTTCGTGCAACGGGGCAGGGTGGCGGCACGCCGCAACCCAAGTCCATGTACGACGCCATGTGGGGCGGCGCCGCCAAGGCCTGACCCACGTCAAGCGCGTTACGCCGGCTTCGCGCACCGGCACCCAGCGGCCCGCCAGGAGCCGCGCCGAAAGGCGGAATCCAGGCGCATGGCGTGAGCCCAGGTCGCCGAGGGCATGTGAGACGTAGGAGCGGGATCGTCTGCCGCAGCGCGCCGAGCAATCGGCATCACATGCACATCGGAGATCACCATGCCTTTTTCCGCTCAAGAGATCCAGGACGCCGGCAAGATCGGCCTGGACTTCTACCTCGCCAACAACCCCGTCGACCAAGTCGCGGTCGAGCGTGTCCTGCTGAAGGCCCTGCAGGCCCGCAAGAAGAACGCGCCCGGCGCCAAGCAGTTCGTCGTCGAGCAGCTGCGCAAGTCGTACCAGTCGAACTTCCAGTGGTTCAACGGCTCGGCCATCGTCACGTACAACCGTCGCCAGACCATCGAGCAGGCGAACTACGCCTGGCGCGGCTGCCATGACGGCTTTGCGCTGGACGAAGACCGCCTGGTGCAGAACGGCATCATCGTCACGGACGACAAGGGCCCGACCGACGCCAGCCAGGCCGAGAAGATCCAGCTGACCAACCTCATCGAGGAGCAGTCCGAGGCGCTGCGCCTGGGCTTCCAGGAACAGTTCAGCTACGCGCTGCACCTGGACGGCACCCAGAGCACCGACGCCATCGGCGGCCTGGATGCGCTGGTCACGCTGACGCCCACGGCCGGTACGGTCGGCGGCATCGACCGCTCCAGCACGGCGAACGCCTACTGGCGCAACAACGTGTCCACTGGCCTGACCACGACCACCGGCACCGGCACGATCCTGAACAACATGGAGACCACCTACCGGAACTGCCGTCGCAACGGCGGCCGGCCGGACTTCATGATGGCAGGCTCGACCTACATCGACGGGTTCCGCAACTTCATGCTGAACACGTTCGGTCGCCTGGACTACGGCCCGGTCAACTTCGGCAAGACCATCGACACCGGCACCGAGGAGATGAAGTTCCACGGCACCGACATTCAGTGGTCGCCCGAGTTCAGCGAACTCGACGCGCGCTACGCCCCGGCCACGCCGTGGGAGAAGCGCATGTACATGCTGAACCTGGCCACGATCAAGCTGCGCCCCATCGAGGGCCACGACATGATCAGCCGCAAGCCGCCGCGCGCCTATGACCGGTACGAGTACTACTGGGCCATCACCTGGAAGGGCGCGCTGACCATGAACCGGTCCAACGCCAACGCCGTCCTGGCCCTGGCCTGATCGGCCGCACGCGGGCGGGCTGATCGGCTCGCCCGCTTCTTCATCGAGCAGTTGCCTACCTGTGAACGGCGGTCCACAGGTGCTTTGGCCGGGCGGCTATGCCACCCGGTCCTTTTTGACCGCCGAGCCCCACGCAGAAGGAGCAAACCATGGCCCCCCCGAAGAAGACCGCCCCCACTCACCGCACGGACAAGGTGCTGTCGCGCCGCATCCTGGTCGAGATCAGCCACAGCGTCGACACCATGTCCAAGATGCCCAAGGCCATCTGGGCGCACGAGTTCCCGATCTTTGAAGAGATCTGGGGCGAGGGCAATGTGAAGACCATCGACCCGTCCACGATGGACGAGGGCTTCAAGGCCAAGATGTCGCCGGCCGACCTGGCGCACAACAAGGTGCAGGATCTGAGCCGGCGCCCCAGCGAGACCGCGGGCCTCGGCTACGCGTTCTACGGCGACGCCCGCGCCGAATACGACCGCCTGGCGCTGGCCTACGGCATGCACCCCGAGGTGAAGATGCCGGTGGTCGAGAAGATTTACGGCCGGTTCTCCACTGGCCTGTTCGAGCGTGCGCTCGGCATCGCCGAGTTCGAGGACATGCCCGACGGCCAGCTGCGCGAGATCGTCACCTCCTACGGCTACCTGCCGCAGCTGCGCCACGACTCCACGAAAGAAGAGCGCCGCGAGGCCGGCGAGGCCTATTCCAAGCTCAACACCATGCCGCGCGAGGAGCTGCTGAAGCTCACCGAGGACTTGGTGGCCGAGTACGCCTGACCCGCAACAGCCAAGGAGCACCCATGCGATTCCTGGTCCACACCGACGGCGCCAACAAGGTGCCGAAAGACTGCAGCGAGGAAGACGCCCGCGCGCTGCAGGCGCAGGGCTTCCACGTCGAGCGCCTGAACGACGAGGGCGAGGCGGTGCCGTTCGAGCCCGAGCAGACGGAGGAGGTGGCTGAAGAAGCCGTGGTTAAGCCCGCCGCCAAGAAGCCCGCCGCCAAGAAGGCGAAGGCCTAAGCCATGCAGTTCCGCACCCTCGGAGAACTCCGCGCCATCGTCCTTGCGCGCTTGGGCATGGGCGGCATGGGCGCCTCCGGGGGCGCGAACGGCGCGCTGGTGAACAGCTTCCTTGAGAACGGCCAGCGCCAGCTGTACGAGCTGCAGGACTGGAAGCATCTGGTCGACTACTACGACATCACCACCGGCGTCGACCAGAACCTGTACGACTACCCCACCACGGGCGCCATGGCCTCGGCAGGCTGCGCACAGTTCCAGCGCGTGCTGCGCATCGAGACTGAGGTGAACAACTGCTGGACGCAGCTGCGCGAGGGCATCAGCACGGACATGTGGGCCACGATGGGCACCAACAGCCAGCCGTGCAGGTACGAACGCTACAAGCAGATCCTGGTCTACCCCAAGGCCGACGCCGCCTACAAACTGCGCGTCTGGTTCGTGGCCGACCTCGGCAGCTTCAGCCAAGACACCGACCGCGCGACGCTGGACGATTCCATGATCCTGCTGCACGCGCTGACCAACGCGAAGGCGCACTACCGGCAGCCGGACGCGCAGGTCTACCAGGGCCAGCTCGACACGCTGCTCGGCGGCATCCGTGGCCGCAGCATCGGCAGCAACAGCGTGTTCCGCCGCGGCGAACCGCCTGCAGCCGATCCGAAGCCGGCTGTGGTCGGGCGGGATGTGCCCTGATGGGACCGACCAATTCAGCCGCGCCGGCAGCTTCGGTACCACGCTCGCGGCAAAACGCGATGCTGGAAGGCCAGCTTGAGCCGGGAAACATCGACCTGACCATGCGCCCGGTTGTTCGCAATCGAGACGGCACCATCAGCACGGTGCGCTCGATGTCCGTCAACTTCGGCGGCCCTGAGGTTCTGATCCCGACCGTGTCTGACGACGGACGCGTGATGTCGGATCAGGAGGCCATCCAGACTTTCCAGCGCACGGGAAAGCACCTCGGCAAGTTCAAGACCCCTGAGGCCGCCACCACCTACGCACAGCGCCTGCATCAGCAGCAGGACGCCATGTACAGCAGGCGCTGAAACATGCCCAGCATCACCTTCAACGACTTCAGCGGCGGCCTTGACCATCGGCTGCCGATCAACGTTCAGGACGCCTCGCGTCTGTGGGTGCTGCGCAATGCCTACATCACGCCCGGCAAGCGCATTCGCAAGCGGCCGGCGCTGAAACTGAACGCAACCGGTCTTGATGGCAGCTTCGGCCTGGCCGAGATCAACGGGCAGCTGCAGGTGTTTGTGGACCGCGGCTCGGCCTTCGTTCCGCCAACTGGCATCGGCGTCATCGAGATCGACAACGCCTTCACCAGCAATGTGCCCATCGCCCCTGGAAACCTGCTGGGCATCAAGCAGGTGGTGCTGTTCCAGGGCTATCCGTACGTCGTCGCGATCCAGGGGACCAGTTTCATTTCGGGCGGAATCACCTACACCTACCCGGCATATCGGCATCACTACATCGACGGCGGCGCCGACACCAACATCGCGGACGTCAACTGCCCGAACACCAACAGCATCGCGGTGGCTGCGTCGCGCATCTTCGCCATCAGCGGCGAGACCGTCCGCTACAGCGCTATCGGCGCCGCGCGCGACTGGACGACGGCCAGCGATGCCGGCTTCCTGGCGACTGGCCTGCAGCAGAACACGCGCACGGCCTGTTCAGCCGTCGGCACATTCGAGGACGCCCTGGTGGTGTTCTACCCCGACCGCGCGCAGATCTGGGACGTGCAGACCGACCCCAGCGCCAACCAGATCCGCAAGCGCATTCAGGGCGTGGGCACCAGCGAGCCGGGGACGCTGGCCAGCTGGGCAAGCGATCTCGTGTTTCTGAGCCAGTATGGGTTCCGGTCGATGACCGTGACCGAGGTAACGGACCGCATCGACGACACCGACATCGGCGTGCCCGTGGACACGCTGGTGACGCCCGACCTGGCCGTGTCGAATGCGCTGATCGAAGGCATCCGCATCGACCCGTTCGGCATTTGGATTCCGCAGCTTGGGCAGTACTGGTGCTTCTTCGACAACGGCACAACGTCCAAGGTCTGGGCCTACAGCTACAGCCGCTCCAGCAAGATTGCGTGTTGGTCAGAGTACGCGCTACCAGTGCGTGTCACGGCAGCGGCGACGCTCGGTGGCAAGGTGTACCTTCGCACATCGTCGACGCTGTACACGGTCGATGCGACCGCGTTCACCGATGACGGTGTTTCTGTCCCGGTGGAGGTGCAGATGGCCTTCCAGGATGCGAAGTCGCCCGGCGTCGAGAAGCAGTGGACCGGCGCCAAGTTCATCACCGAGGGCACCTGCTCCGTTGCATTCAAGTACGACCCGCGCGACCAGAGCAAGGAAACGATCTCGCAGACGGTGACGGACGACACGCGGCCCGAGGACATGGCGCCTGTGGAGGCCATGGCGACCGAACTAGCGCCGGTGTTCCGCCACGAGGCTGACGAAGCCTTCGAGTTGTCGCAACTGTCGCTGTACTACCAGGTGCTGGGGACGGCCACGTGATCCGTGAACTGACGCTGGCCGACGCGCTGTATGTCGTCCGGCACATGCGTCAGCGGGACCGCGACGGCTTCCGCGCGGCACTGGGCGAGCAGAGCGACGACGAGCTGGCCGTGGGCCGCTTCCAAGCCTACGGGCCGGCCTGGGCGCTGGATGTTGACGGCGTGCCAGCGGCAATCGGCGGCCTGCATCTCGTCAACGGCTGGACTGCCGTGATGTGGCTGGTGGTCTCTGAAGGCGTGGCGCCTGAATCGTGGCGAAAACTCATGCGCCACACGCGCACAGTGATCGCCAACGCGCTGGACTCGGCCAACGAGCACGGACGCCGACGGATTGAGGCCTATGTCATGGGCAACTGGCCGGAGGCTCAGAAGTTGGTGCAGCGCCTCGGATTCAGCCACGAGGGAACGCGTCGCGGCGCCGGCAGCGGCGGCGAAGACTTGCAGATGTGGGCCCTTCTTCAGGAGCAGCAATGACGACAAGCGGTGTAGGTGCAGGCGGCAACTGGCAGAGCTCTGCCGACACGCCCAACGTTTCGACGCGCATGCGTCTGGTGCCAGTGCCGGCGAGCAGCGCGGCGCCTGGTTCGCCGGGCGACTTCGCCATGGACAACGCCTACCTCTATGTCTACGTCACGGGGCTGGGCCTGTGGCGCCGCATTTCCATGGAGGCCTACTAAAAATGAAGCGACTCATCCTCTGCCTGTTGGCGTTCTTCAGCTGCCAAGCATTCGCGCAGCTGCCGCCTGACAAGTCCCTGCGTATCCTGCAGTACAACGCCTCGCTCAGCGGTTTCCAGGCTCGCGACATCCCGCCGCCGTCAGCCGGCACGCCTGGCATCGTCTATCTGAACCCGCTGACCTTCCAGCCTGAATATCTGTGGCTGGGGGCGAACCTGTCCATCACGGCCGGCGTGCTCGATGCGGCTGGTGCTGGCGCCCCCAGTTGCGCAACCATCACCGATGCGACGGCGACCGGGTGCAGTCTCGTCACCGCTGCGAATGCCGCCTCTGCCCGTTCCGCCATTGGCGCCGGGACTTCGAGCTTCAGCGGCGCCTTCAGCGCCTTGTCCGGCATTCCGACGACGCTGGCCGGCTATGGCATCACCGACGCCTACCCGCTGACTGGCAACCCGACCGGTTTCATCACTTCGGCCGCACTGTCGCCGTACCTGACCAGTGCGACGGCGGCGAGCACGTATGCCACGCAGGCGTCAGTGACGTCGGGGCTGGCCGGCAAGTTCAACACGCCGACCGGCACGACTGCGCAGTACCTGCGTGGCGATGGCTCGACGGCCACGTTTCCGGCAGCTGTGGCCTTCAACTACGGCGCGCCCGGATCTCGCACGCTGGCCCTGTCCACGAGCTACCAGGCCACGAACAACGCCAAGGCCGCTGACGTCTCGATCAGCCCGAGCTGCGCGTCCACGCTCAGCCTCAGCGGAGGCCAGACCTGCACGCTAGAAGCGCGCATGTCCTCGTCTACGGCCACGTGCAGCACCGGCACCGTCGTCGCCACCTGGACCAACGGCAACACCGGCACGCTGACCATCGGCCTCAACACCGTCCAAACCATCGGCGCGCCGCACACGCTCAAGCTGCCCATCGGCTGGAACTTCATCCTGTGCCCGCTCAGCGGGTCGCCCACCATCGCAACCGCTGTCGATCAGACGGCCGGCTGAGGAGTAGAAATGGCCGACATCCTGGTCCAGAAGGACGCGAACAACCTGATCCCGAAGTACGGGATCACGGCCGCTCAGCGAGACACCTGGGCGCTTGACTACACGATCTACGACGTCCAAGCCAACGGGCTCAAGAGCGCGCCCTATGGCCCTACGCGAGCCCGTAGCAAGGCCGGTGACCTCAGCATTGATGATCTTGGCGTGACTCGCAAAGGCCCGACCGGCGAGGCCGCCCCGGTGTCAGGGGCTGGCAATTACCAACCGTCCGCTATCGCTCTGCTCGGAGACAGCTACTTCGACAACGCCTTCGGATACATCCCCGACAAGGCAACGGGCCAGCTCTGGTCCTACGGGTCGCATAACCCGTTCGTGGCCCTGAACATGCTGCTCGGCTGCCCGTGGGATCTGGTCTACAACGGCGCGGTCGGTGGCACGAACACGAACCAATGGCTCTCCGCCCCCGAGCAGCTGGCCGGCGTTCTTTCTTCCAGCGCCGGCTCCGTTTTGGTGGGCTTCCCGACCAACGACCCGGACGGTATTCAGAACTTTGCGACATCCACCGCAAACCTGACCGAGATCTTTAGCCGTATCAAGCTTGCCGGGAAGCAGATCCTGATCTACACGGGTGGCAACAAGGCTGCGTGGACTGGCGCTCAACGCGGCATTGCGCTCCAGATCAGCGACTGGCTCGTTGCCACCGCCCGCGCCAACGGCTGGCCCGTGATGGACCTGCTGAGCGCTACCTACGACCCGGCGACCGCAAAGGGCTCCACATCTCTGTACCAGAGCGAGGGCGGCATCTATACCCACCCGAACACCGCTGGCGCTCTTGCTGCCGCCGCGGGGTCGCTGCCCGCTTTCGAGGGCATCTTCCCCGGCCGTGCGGTCCAGTCCGCGAACGGGCCGAATCAGGGTTGCTACAACACGGCATTCGCAGGCAATACCTCCGGACAGCCTGACGGCTGGCAGTCCTTTGTGAACGGCACGCCGACGGGTACGTCGATCACGAAAGTCAATCGAACGGACAGCCCGCGCCAGCTGGTGCGCATCACCGGCACCAGCGATGCCGCTGGATCCCGCCAGGGCATCGTGACCATCGCGAACATCAGCCTGTCGAATGGCTGGTCGACGGGCGCGAAGACGCTGGGCCTGCGCATCCGTGGCTCGTTCGGCGACCAGTGGGTCTGCACCACGGCCGGCACATCGACAGGCGCTCAGCCTGCCGCCATGGCCGCCGCATCCAACATCGGCGACACGGCCGCCGACTCGGGCGGTGTCGTGTGGACTCGCTTCAAAAACATCATCCCGGGCGTCTCGAAGATCAGCGCGCGCGTCGAGGTCGACATCACCAATGTCAGCGGCGGTGACCTGGGCGTGAACCCTCGCATCGAGGTCAGTTGGGGCGGCGTGGTCGTGCCGGGTGCGATGCGCGCCAACAGCCCGCCTGCGAACGACATCGCCGGCCAGTGGGGATTTGCGCGGCGTCGCCGGCCGGTAGTGCAGGCGCCGCCCGTCATCTTCCCGGTGGGGGACGACAACCTGGTCGTGCGGATCTGGCAGGAATGGACGGCGGCCGGAGTGACGTCGACGCTGGACATCTACGGCCTCGAACTCCGAATCGACTGATTCCCACCCCCTGCCGGTGAACATCATGACCAATCAACCAACCCCTTCGGACTGGAGCTGACATGGGCGGCGGCGGAAGCAGCGACGACTACACGGCCCAGCAGGCGCAGCAGGAGGCCAAGAAGGCCGCTGCTCGGAGTGCGCTGAACGCGGCGTTCGGTGTCGGCACTGACGGCGCGTTGACGGACGATGCGGCGGCCAACAAGGCTGCGCGGGACACGCTCTACTCCACGGTGCGCGACAACGCTTTCGCGGCCGGCAAGCGCAGCCTGGACGAACGCAACGTCGACGCGCAGCGGAACAACAAGTTCGCCCTGTACGCGCAGGGCCTGCAGGGTGGCTCCGTCGACATCGACGAGAACGCGCTGCTGAACCGCACGTACCAGAACGGGCTGCTGGACCTGGGCGGCAAGGCCGACGCGACCAAGGCCGATCTGAAGGGCAACGACGAACAGACGCGCCTGCAGTTGCTCCAGTCCATCGACGCCGGCATGGACCAGAACAGCGCGCTCAGTTCTGCGCTGGGCCAGCTGCAGGTCAACGGCGACAAAGCCACGGCGGCGGCGCAGGGAACGAGCCTGGGCGACCTGTTCGCGGACTCCGGCGCGCTGTACACCAAGAGCCAGGCGGCGCGCGGCAAGCAGTACGCGGTCAACAACAACCCGTACTCCTACTTCACCGGCAGTCGCGCGCGCAACTCCGGCGCCAGCGGCGTCATCAGCACCATTGGAACCTGACATGCAGGCAGCACTCCCATACCTCCTGCTCGGTGGCGGCACGGCCCTGAACCTGGCCGCGGAGAGCCGCGCCAAGAACGAGCGTCGTGACATCCTGAACCGCGCCATGCAGCGCAATGACGAGACGCAGGCCAAGGCGTCGCAGCAGGTGCTGGAGGAGGGGCAGAAGTACAGCGGGCAGCAACGCCTGGACGCTATGCAGCAGCAAGAGCAGTCGGCCATCGCGCAGGCGCTGAGCGACGTCGGCGGAAACGCGCAGACCGGTGCCGGCGCACAGATCATTGACACGGCGGGCGGCCAAGGTGCTGTTTCAGGCGACTTCATCAAGGCCAAGGCCGACCGGGCGCTGAGCGAAGGTGATCGCCTGACGAGCGTTGCGCGCGAGCTGGCGAAGGTGCGCGCGCCCGGGCAACTCGTGCAGAGCGAGGGGCAGCGCCGAGCCGGCGTGTTGGAGCAGGTCGGCAGCGACGCCAGCAATGCCCGCGCACGCACACAAGCAGCCAGCCTCGCTGCGGAGAACGTGGAGGCGCCCTGGTGGGGCACGGTGGGAAAGCTTGCGGGCACCACTGGCGCGCTGCTCACCTCGGGCGCACTCAACCCGGCGACCTTGCCGCCCGATCCTTCGGCATACAAATTGACCGGCGCAAGGCTCGGCGCTCAGCCCGCCTCCAGCTTCTGGGGCAACACGGCACGCATCCGATTCTGAGGACCACATGCCCACTCGCAACTTCGCAACTTCAGCCCTCCAGGGTGCAGCGCCGGGCCTGTCGCGCCTGGCGATGGCGCTTGGTGGGGGGCAGCAGGCGTTCCAACAGGGCCAGCAGGCAGAGGAACTGAACCAGAGCCGCATTGCGCAGGCCCTGTCCCAGATCAACGCCCACAACGCCCAGGCTGACAAGTACAGCGCGGACGCGGCGCAGCAACGCGCGGAGACCGCTGCACTCGCGCGCCGGCCAGATCAGCAACAGGAGCTGGCGGCGTACGCATCTGGATCCTCGTTGCCGCTGGTGCGCGCCGTCATGGAAGCATCCAGAACCGGCCAGCCGGCCACGTTCGATGACGTCGGCCCGACGCCCGACGGCGGCAACCTGCAGAGCCCGGTGCCGGCCGATGTGCAGACCAAGATCGGGCAGGCGCTGCTGCGGCTGGCGCCGGTCGCGCTCAACAGCAAAGACTTCAAGATCGACGACTGGGCCCAGGCTCAGGGGGCGTACCGCAACCAGGATCTCGGCGACGACGTGCTGGCCGGTCGGCGCACGGCAGGCGATGTTGGCCGCTCGCAGGCTGCTGTGGCCGCGAAGCCGCTTTACAACGCCGAGGCGAACGGCTCGGTGCTGGATCTATTCGGCGGCAGCCTGGACACCGACAACCCGATGGCGCAGGGCTCCATCCGCCTCAAGGGTGATCAGGGCGCAGCCCAGCGTGCGAACGCCGCGCAGAGCTATGCCGCGGCACGCAACAGCGATGCCCACGCGCGCAAGGCCGATGCCGAGGCTCGCGACGGCGTCAACCGTGGAGGCGCCAAAGCCCCGGCCGGCTACCGCTGGACCGCTGACGGCCTGGGGCTCGAATCCATTCCTGGCGGCCCCGCCGATCCAAACACCAAGGGCGCGAAGCAGGCCAAGCCGCCCACCGAGGGTCAGAGCAAGGCGCTGTTGTTTGGGTCGCGCATGGCGATCTCCGACGAGATCCTGAACGAGCTTGCGGACAAGGGGGTGCGGACTCCGAGTCTGCTGAAGCAGGGAGCCGAGGGAATTCCACTGATCGGAAACGCAGCCAGCGCCGGTCTGAACTTCATCGCCAGCCCGCAGCAGCAGCAGGTCGAGCAGGCGCAGCGCGACTTCATCAACGCGGTGCTGCGTCGCGAGTCTGGAGCGGCGATCTCCGAGGGCGAATTCGCGAACGCTCGCCGGCAGTACTTCGCCGCCCCGGGAGACTCGCCGCAGGTGCTGCGCCAGAAGGCGGCAAACCGTCTTGCCGCTATCAAGGGATTCCAGGCTGAGCTTGGCGATGCTCTTGCTCCAAACTTCGACTCTATCGTCGGAGGAGCGCGCGCGGCGCGACGCGGCCCTGGCAGCGGCCGAGCGTCGGATGCCGGATCGCCTGCAAACCGAACGGTCGAAGTGGACTTCTGAGGCGCCCATGCCCTACGACATCACCACGCGCGACGGCATCACGATCCGCAACATTCCTGACGAGACGCCGGCCGACTCGCCAGAGCTGAAGCAGCGCGTCGCGACACTGCGCCAACAGCTCAACCCAAAGCCGACCGAGCGGCAGGAACTGCTCAGCAGCGCGCCGATGCGCCTGGCCAAGGGGGGCGCTGACACGATCACTGGCGCCGCCCAGCTTGCCGAACGCCTCACTCCCGGTAGTGGCACCATCAACCGCGCCGCGGACTCGGCGGGCAATTGGCTGAACGAGAACGTGTTCAACAAGATGGGCTTGCCGGGCAACTTCGCGGGCGATGTGCTGGGCATCCGTGGCATGACGCCAGAGCAGTTCCGCGAGGACATCAAGGCCAGCGAGGGCGAGTACCAGGCCGCGCGCCAGGCCACGGCGCCTGTGAGTCCGCAGACTGGCGAGCGCGACCCTGGCTTCGATGGGATGCGCCTAGCCGGCAACATCGCCAGCCCGGTGAGCATGACCATCGGCCGGTTTGCGCCGGCATTGCGAGCTGGTTCGACGCTTGGGAACCTTGCCTTTCGTGGCTCTGTCGGCGGCGCAGCAGGTGCTGCTGTCCAGCCTGTCGAGGATGAAAACTACGCCGGCACCAAGGTGGGCCAGGTCGCTACCGGCGCGGTGGCTGGCGCAGCGCTTGGCCCGCTCATCACCCGTGCCGGCGAGTCTGCCGCCCGAGTCGTGCAGCGCTGGATTGGCAACCGTGCCAGCAATGTGACGCCGGAGCGCATTCAGCAGATGGTGCGCCAGCAGCTCGAAGCCGACGGTGTGGATGTGTCCACGCTGCCTCAACAGGTGTTTCAGGGGCTCTCCGATGACGTGCGCGCCGCGCTTGCTCATGGCCGCGAGCTGGACCCGGCCGCCGCCCTGCGCGCGCGCGACTTCCAGGCGTTGAACCTGCCATTCACCCGCGGCCAGGTCGGGCGAGATCCCGCACAGTGGCAGCGCGAGTTCAACTTGTCCGGCGTCGAAAACGTGGGCGAGCCGCTGCAGCAGCTGTTCCAGCAGCAGAGTCAGGGCATCGGCCGACGCATGGGGCAGGCTGCGGCAGGCGCGGGCGAAGTGTTCGACGATGCCGGTCGGCTGATGGAGGTTACGCGCGCCGCGCAGGGTGTGCGCGATCAGAACGTGCGAGACGCCTACGCGGCATTCCGCGATGCCAATGGCCGCGACATGCAGGTACCCCTCGCTGGCCTTGCCGATGAATATCGCAACGTCCTTCGCACCTTCGGCGACAACGTGCCACGTGCCGTGCGTGAGCGATTCGAAAGCCTCGGATTGCTGACGGGCGATCACACGGTGCCGAATGCACTGATGGGGCGCACATCGCGTGCCGACATCACCACGGCTGAGGACCTGATCCGAACCATCAATAGCAACTACAACCCGGCCAATCGGCCGGAGAAGGCCGCGCTGGATCGACTGCGCGTGGCCGTGCAGCAGTCTGTCGAAAACGCCTTGGACAACGGCAATGTCGACAACGCTATGGCCGCCCAACTCGGCCGCGAAGCCCGCCAGTTCGCCTCGGAGAACTTCCGCTTCCAGGAGCAGACCCCGGGCCTGCGCGCCGTCATGCAGGGCATGGAGCCCGACCAGTTCATCCAGCGCTACGTGATCCGTGGCAACGTGAACGACATCGAGCGTCTGGGGCAGGCGGCCGGCCCCGAGGGCCAGGAGATCATGCGCCGGCAGTTCGCTGACTACCTGCGCTCCAAGGCCTTCGGCGCCAACGCGGCCGGCGACGGCAAAGCGGCACAGGCCACCTTCAACAGCGAGCTGCAGAAGATCGGCAGGCCGAAGTTGGTGGCGCTGCTGGGCGAGGATGGCGCCGAGGAGATGCTGCGCATTGGCCGCGTGCTGGCCTATATCAAGCAGGTGCCGGAGGGCGCGACGCCCAACACCAGCGGCACCGGGCAGATGCTTACCAGTCTGATGGGCCGCACGCGCGGCCTGCAGGGCTTGCCTTTCGTCAACGACTACGTTGTGCGGCCTCTGGCGCGCTACGCCGACCGCCGCGAGGTGGCGTCAGCGCTTCAGCAGATCCCGAGCCAGCCGACCCAGCTTGATCCCGAAACGATACGCCGCATGGCGACGTTGTTCTCGGGCGTACCGGTCGCGGGCGGCGTGTCGAGCAGCAAGCCGATCCGATAGCCACCACAGGAAGCCCGTCACGGGGGGCGCGAGGCCAGCAGCCAGGGCGATGCGCAGGGTCTCGTTGTCCATCGCGCGGAGTCTATCCGCCGCCGAATCCTTGCAAAAGCCCTGCGCGTGAACGGGCTCAATGGCCGGCATGAGCCAGCCACCCGCCTACCAGCCGCAGACGGACTTCAGCACCGAGGAGCGCGACAACGTCGGTGGGCGCTCAACGGTTCGGACCGCAGCGCTCGACACCGAATTCGACAACGTTGCGGCGACCCTGTCGGCGGTGCGCGCCAACATGGCGCTGAACCAGCGCGACGACGGCGAGATCCGCGACGGGCGAGTGAAGCTGTTCACGCTGGCGTCCGATGTGCTGGCGCTGCTGACGAGCTACGGCGCCACACCGCGCGGCGCGTGGGCAACAGCCACGCAGTACAACGTCAAGGATCTCGTTACCCAGGGCGGCAACACCTACCTTGCGGTAGTTGCGCACGTGGCCGGCGTGTTCGCAGCCGACCTCGCAGCTGGAAAGTGGCTGCTGTTTTCGCTCGGCTCAGCTCCGGGGGCAAGTCAGGTCACGTTCACGCCAACCGTCGGCGTGTCTGCCACGAACGTGCAGGCAGCCATCGAGGAGCTCGATGCGGAATATCGGGCCGCCGTTGCCGCCGAGGATTCAGCGATTCGTTCGGACCTTCTCAATCAGCTGGTGGTGTCCAAAGGCGCTGGCATGCTGGGCGTCGCGTCTAACGTTGACTATCCCGCTGGCACGGTGGGCGAGCGCTTCAAGGACGAGATCGCCATCACCGAGCCGCGCTTCGGCGGTCTGCAGGCGGGGTCGTGGCACGCTGCTTTCGCTGCCGCGAAGGCCTATGCCGACAGCAAGGTCAACCCGGGCGATGCAAACGGTCCTTACGCTGGGCCTGAGCTGACGATCCCGAACGCTGCGCTCCCGCTGACCGCGGACGTCGCCATGCCGCGGCGAGTGCGCGCGCTGGGCAACCTGACCGGCGCCTTCCGCGCGACCTGGACGCAGATCAAGCGCGCGGTCGTTGATGGGCTGACCTCGGCGGGCTCCATGCGGTTCGACGGCCTGTGGTTCTCCCGCGTCTCGGGTCTGCAGGGCAACGTCGAGCTGCGCGGCGGCGGCACGGGCTTCGGCGCCTTCTGGAACTACTTCCAGAACATCACCGGCGACGTGGCAATCGACGTCAGCAACTGGTCGGTGAACCAGAACGTGTTCGTCAACGGGCGCGGCAAGGTAACCATCAGCGGCGGCCCGGCTGGCGCGCTGGACTGCCATCAGAACGTCTTCTTCTGCTGGGACTTCACCCCGGGGGCTGTCGGATACCTCGACACCAGCAGTACCCAGCAGACGAACCTGATGTTCGCCGCCTACTACGAGGCCGGCGCGACCATCAAGGGACCGGCTCATATCTTCGGCTTCCACGGCGACGATGGCGGCCCGCCGATGGTCGGGCGGGACAACTGGGCCATCGGCTCGTCCAACGTCATAGAGCGCAACCGCGCTGACTTCATCCCGGCCGGGGCGCACAACCTCCTGCAGGGTGGCGAGTGGGATCTGCTGGATGCGGCCGGCCGGCCGCTGTGCTTGACCAGCACCGGTGGCAACACCATCACGGCCGACGCCAACGAGCCGTCCGGCATGAAATACCGCTACGGCGGCGCCTTCACCGCAGCTTTCTCCGGCTTCCAGATCACGCTGCCGCCGTGCCCGTCGGGCACGTTCTCGATGGCGCTGTACTACCGCGGTGACGATTTCGCCGCGGTGACCGTGGGGCGCGGCGGAGGTGGTACCACAACGTCGGGCGGCGCTAGCTTCAAGGTCGTGGACCCGGCCAACGGCTGGAAGCTGATGCGCATTTCCGGCGACGCATCCAAGACGGCTGCCACGACGGTCAGCCTGTTCGCCTTCCAGGGCGTCGGCGGCAGCAAGAACATCGCCATCGGCGGGATGTTCGCCTCGCAAGAGAAGGCAGCGCTCCTGCCGTCGGCCAAGGCGAATCGCACTCAGACCGGCACGGCCACGCAGGGCTACGTGTCGGGTGGCCCGAGCGTCGACATCAGCATCACGTTCCCGCGTCCGTTCGCAGCTGGCTCGACGCCGAGCATCCAGCAGCCGGCCGTCGTGCTGTCGCAGCCCCAGTCCCCGAACTACACCAAGGTGGCGGTGCTGAACGTGACCAACCTCGGGTTCACCGCCCGCGTCTTCTACGCGACCGACTGGGCCGGGCAGCTGCTCTGGACCGCCAGCGGCCTCGATTGATCACCAGGAGCAGACCATGACCGTCAAAGTCGTCATCATCAACAGCGGCCCGGGCTTCCCGAAGGATGCGCTGATCAAACAGCCCGGCCGCCCGGACATTCAGATTTCCACGGGCGCATCTGCCGAGTTCACGCTCGCCGATGGTGAAACGCTGGAGATCGTCGAGGCCGCTACGCCGACAGGACCAACTGTGCAAGGCGGCGGAGGCCCGGGCGAAGAAGGATCGTGAAGACCATCGCCATCCCGTTGTTGCTCGTCGTGGGCGTGACTCACTTCGGTTATGACTGGATCGCCAAACTGTACGAGCAGCAGGACGCTGCCGCCCGGGCATGGTTCTACATGCTGCGCGGCGTCGAAGGCGCGGCACTGTTCGGCGTGATCGCCACGCTTGCCAGGAGCGCGGCTGTGTTTGCCGTCTGCCTGCTTGGCATGTTCGAAGAGAGCTTGACCACGGCCTGCCGTGCGAGCAAGCCAATCGGCGAGTCACTGGGGTATGCGCCATTCGCGGGCCTGTGCGGACGCGAGTGGTATTTCGCTGGATTGATCGCGCTGGGTCTGGTGGCCCTGGCCATCGTGTACGACCTCGGGAGGGGCCGTGGATCAAAAAGACCTTGATGCCATTCAGGCGTCCGTAGCCAACGGCGTGAAGACGGCCATCGGCGACCCGCACACCTGGGAGGTTGGCTTTGCCGCGATGCAATCGCAGCTCAGCGCCGCCGCTCAGCGCGAGTCCGGGAAGTGGATCGTCGGCTGGATCGGGTGGATGGTGAAGAAGCTGGCGCTAGGCGTCGCTGTCATCGCTGTCCTGTACTACACGGGCGGGCTGCCTGCAGTCCTGTCCTGGCTGAAGCTGAAGCCATGAGCACCTTCGAAGACTTCATCGGCCGCGTGCTGACGCACGAGGGCGGCTATGTGAACGACCCGCGCGACCCGGGCGGCGAGACGAAGTTCGGCATCGCCAAGCGCAGCTATCCGGCCGTCGACATCAAGGGCCTGACGCGCGATGCGGCCATCGAGATCTACCGCCGCGACTTCTGGAATCGCGTGCAGGGCGACAAGCTGCCGCGCGCGTTCGCGTTCCAGGTGCTGGACGCGGCCGTGAACCACGGCATCGGCAACGCCGTGCGGTGGATGCAGCGGGCGGCCGGCGTGGCTGATGACGGGATCATCGGCCCGATGACGCTGGCCGCCGTCACGCGCGCAGACCCGGCCGACCTGGTGCTGCTGTTCACCGCCGAGCGCCTGGCCTTCTACACCAAGCTCAGCACGTTCGACGCCTTCGGGCGCGGCTGGATCAACCGCGTGGCCGGCAACCTCCGGCACGCAGCAGGAGACAACTGATGGACCCGATCAGCATCGCCATGGGCCTCGCCCAGTTCGCCCCTCAGCTCGTGAAGTGGATCACCGGCAGCGATGACGCTGCAGCCGGCGCGCAGAAGGTCGTGGAGATCGCGGGAGCCGTCACCGGCAAGACGGACCCCGGCGAGGCGCTGGCAGCGCTCCAGGCCGACAAGGCGCTGCAGCTGCAGTTCCAGCAGGCGGTGATGACAAATGACGCCGACCTGACCAAGGCCTTCCTGGGCGACGTCCAAAGCGCGCGCGACCGGGATATCAAGCTGGCGCAGGCCGGCATGAAGAACTGGCGCGCGTCGATGCTGGTGGCGATGGCCGTGTTCCTGGTGCTGCTCTGCATGGCGATCATGGTCTGGCACACCGATTCGAACGACTACGTGAAGGCTGCTATCAGCCTCATCCTCGGCCGCGCGCTGGGCTGGGTTGATGGCGTCTTCAGCTTCGAGTTCGGCACCACTCGCAGCAGTGCCACGAAGGACGCGACGATCAACAACCTGTCGCGGTGATGCGCTCCAACTGCCTCGCCTGGGCATGGTCGCTGTACTGGCGCCGCCGCGAGAAGGGCCGCGAGGGCTACCTTCTGATGCGTCGCTCCCGCAGCGGGCCGTTCCCTCACTTCCTGTACGCCGAAGTCCGCAAGACCGGCACCCTGCGCGTCGTCAGCTTCAAGCCGCTGAACCCGAGGGAGAAGAAGGTGCCGCCGCCCATGTTCCGTGGGTCGAGCAGATGGGGCGATTTCCCGGACACCGTAGCCGAGCCATGACCTGCCCGCTGTGCTCTGGCCCGCATCGGCTGAGCGGGTGCCCGCGGTGGAGAGCTACGTGGCAGCTACAGAGGCCAAGTTCTCCCCGCAATCCTCCCATTGAACTACGGCGGGAGGGTGTGTCTGGATGGCCGTTTTCACGGGTCTTAGCTCCCGCTGCTACCCTACCGATTCCCGCCATATCCCGCGAGGGCGCTACGGCGAGTGCTACGGTAGCAGCATGTCCAGCATCATCCAGATCAACGGCAAGTGGCGCGCTCAGGTGAGACGCAAGGGCCACAAGACCATCACCAAGACGCATCGTACCAAGACCGCCGCCCAAGCTTGGGCGCGCGACATTGAGGCGAAGCTCGACAGCGGGCAGCCGGCCGGCCCCGCCGTCACTGTGGGTTATCTCATCAAGGCCTATCGCAAGCTGCGCGACGTGGCACGCCCCATCCGTGACGACTCGTCGGAGCACTACACCCTGAAGACGCTTGACCGGCTGCTCGGCTCTCACGACGCCACGCGGTTGACGACGGAGAATCTGGTGACGTTCGCCAGCATGCGCAAGGACGAAGGCGCTGGGCCGTACACCATCAACTGCGACATCAGCAAGCTCTCGACCGCGATGCGGTACGCGGCTAGCGCGAAGAACCTGCTGCTGCCGGACTCTATCGGCATCGCTCGGCCGCTGCTGAAACACCTGGGTCTGATCGGAGGCGGCGGCAAGCGCGAGCGCCGGCCGACCGAGGATGAGTTGCAGCGCATCGTCCAGCACCTGACGCAGGGCCGCGGCTTGGTCTACGCTGAGGCGGTGCTGTTCGCCGTAGCGACGGCAATGCGGCGCGGTGAAATCTGCGCGCTGAAGTGGGCCGACATCGACGAGGCGAAACGCTTGGCGCTCATCCGTGACCGCAAGGACCCGCGCCAGAAGATAGGCAACGACCAGTGGATTCCACTGCTGCCCGAGGCGTGGGCGATCTTGCAGCGCCAGCCACGCGGTGAGCGGGTGTTCCCCATTGAGCCGGGTACGCTGTCGAAGTACTTCACCGAGGCCTGCCGGGCGCTGTCCATCCCGGACCTGCACCTCCACGATATGCGGCACGAAGGCACCAGCCAGCTCTTCGAGGAAGGCTATCCAATCGAACAGGTTGCTGTCGTAACCGGGCACAAGTCATGGGCCAACCTGCGCCGCTACACGCAGCTCAAGCCTGAAGACCTACACCGCGACGACGCGGAGTGAATCGAGGTGGTCGGCTACGTCGCGCACGTCAGCCCAGCGCTTCCCGCCGTCGACGTAGGTCTTGATTCCCAGCGTGTTGGCGGCGATCTTGTTCTGCACGGTCTTGGTCTCGATGCCCAGCACCTTGCCCAGCGCTTCAGCGTCCAGGCGTGGGCCGTAGCGGTCAAGCAAGTGGGCTTGGATTAGCAGGTTCACGGCTTGTCTCCTTCCACAGAGCCGGGGGATTGGATGGCGCCGCCGGACAGCAGCGACTGCAGCCGTTCCCGGATAGCCTCGGCGCCCATGCGCTGGGGGATCAGCTCGCGCATACCGGCGCGCCAGCGGTCAATCAGCGCGTCGCGGCCTTCGAGGTTGCGCCGATGGTTCGCCAACTCCTCCGCGTGGGCGGCGCGCTCTGCCATCACCGCGTCGAAGATCTGCCGCGCCATCTCGGGCGGCTCATCGGTGGTCAGGCACGGATGCAGGCCAGCCAGCATGTCCAGCGCCTGCTGCATCTCGACGAGCATGCCGCCGCCGCTTAGGCTGCACGGTGTCTCGCAGTCGGCGGCGCATGGGTGGTTTGCCACGGGGCACCAGTCAGGCCGGGTCACAGCTGCTCCTTCGCAGTGGGCGCCTGGGCGAGGGCGGTATCAATGGCGGCGTCAACTTGGTCCGGCGTCCAGGCGTCGGCCAGCGCGGTCATCAGGTCGGAGACTGGCTCGTCGGCCTGATCGGCGTAGTCATCGCGCCAGCGGCGGTACCGCGCTGCATCCCTCGCATCCGTCAGCGGCTCGGCGGCCGGCGCCTGGGCGAGGGCGGCTCTGTAGCGCGCTACGATTTCATGAAACACCGACGACACGTCGGCCATGCGGCGTTCGTTCAGCCACTCGGCAAACACGCGCTCCGGATGCTTCGACCCCGGTTGATTCCAGTGCGCCCGGCCCAGGCTCTGAGTGACGGCGGCGCGGGCGTAGTCCTGCATCTGGCCGGCCGTGAACATCGGCGCGTCCACCTTCAGTTCGCTGCTGTAGTCGCTGTTCCAGGCGTGGTCGGTCAGCGCGCCGAACGTGTCGTCGTCGCCAGCGTCTACGATCATCAGGTGTTTCGGCAGCGGCGGCAGCTCGTCCACCCCTTGCGCGGCAGGATTGGACAAGCCACGCTTGATGCCCCGGCGGATGCGCCACGCCTCGCGCCGGTAGCCCTCGTCCATGCCGGCGAAGAACGACGCGGGCATCTCCGTCTCTGCCTGCGCGGCAGGCGTGAGGACAGTAGACAGTGCGGCCCTGACGTTGTCGCGCGCCCGGTCCTGATCGGCCTTGGGGCGCCGGTAGAAGCAGGCCATGACGAGCGTTTGCACCGTCCCCATGACGGCCTCGATCTGCTCCCCAACCGTCAGGGATGGGGAGCGTGGGGTGTCGAGCCTTGCGTCGACACCCCCGTTGGCCTGTTGCGCGGTGGCGGAATTGGGCGCGAACATCGAAACGAGATAGCTGCGGATGTTCTGCTTCAGCCCTTCCACGTTCATGACGAAGTGGGCCGAGGCGCCGGCCTCGATGGCTTCCAGCGCGTGCCGAAGCAGGCGCTCGACGGACGTGTCGGCCTGCTGCGCCGGGGCGGCGGGCGGAGCGGCGATGTACGCCAGGTTCAGGTCAAAAAGGTAGCAGCCGCTCATGTGCTCACCGCGGTCGAAACGCATGCTGTGCGGGCATTCGCATTCGGCCAGGGTCAACACGTTGTCCACCGCCTCCATCAGATCCAAGCTCGGCGCCACCTGGGCGCGCAGCCGCTCCAGCTCGGCCCAGGCGTCATCGCGCTGCAGGAGATAGCCGCCAGCCAGCGCCTCGGCATCGTGCTGGCGCTTGTGCCGCGCCTTCAGCTCGCTCTGCAGCCGCTCCAGCTCGGCGGCCAGGGCGCGGAGCATGGCCGGGGCTTCAGCAGCGGATGGGCGCAGCTCGTGCCTGTCTCCGCGCAGTGCAAGACGGTCAGCCAAGCGCCGGGCTTCGGCAATGTCGGGTGTGGTCATGGTGTCATCTCTTTCTGAATCGCCTGGACAGCCCTGTACGCGGTGCGAGCCTCGTCAACGCTGCGGGTCTTGGCGGTGTGGTAGTTCCAGCCAACGCGGGCGCTTATGGCTTCGTAGAGCTTGCGGCGAGGCATGCGGCCCGACTGCCAGATGGGGTCGATGAGCGCGTGCAGGTGCTTGCGAGCCTCTTTCAGCTCGGGCGACGGGATGCAGCCGAGCGGTGCCGTGCGGTTCTTCGTCTTGTGGTGGCAGCCGACGAAGTTCCGGCAGGCATCGCAGCGCCAGAAGGGCAGCTTTGCGAGGTCGGCCCGGTGCGGGTAGGTCTCGCGACCATCTGTCAGGCGCGCGTCCACATCGCCAGCGCAGGCGCAGCAGTAGAGGCGGTGCGTGGTTGTCATGGATTCTTCCCGGGGATGGGACTCTCAGTAGTAGGCCTGGCGGCGGGTGTCTTCGCGGTGGCTCTGCTCGTCGTGGTAGCCCTTCCACCATTCGTCCTTGGCCTTGCTGTAGCTCCAGGACTCGCGGCCATCGGCCGGGCCAGAGACGCCTGGCGGGCCTTCCTCGTCGCCGGGGTAGTTCAGCAGGCGCACGACCGAAAGGATGCAGGCCGGGCAGTGGTTCGCTGCCTCGCACATGGCCGTGAAGCCATCGGCGTCCAGCACCTTGCGCAGTTCGTCGCGTGGCGGCGCCGGCTGCTCGATGTTCTCGCGGGCCAGCAGCATGCACATGCCGCATCGGCGCAGCGGGTTGGCTGTGCAGCCGCTTTCGTGACGGCGCATGGCGCTGGGCGAGCCGCTGCCCTTGTTGCAGTGGTCGCAGTAGTAGCGGGGACGCATTGCGGTTCGCATGGTCAGACTCTCAAGCGGCACATGGGAAACCGTTGTGCTCGATGCCGTCGAGCAGGCGGCCGGCGGTCTTCTTGCCGACTCGGATGACGGCCTGGCCGTCGACGATGCGGCTCGAATGGAAGCAGTGCACCGTGCCGTTGTCCTTGGACACGATGAAGGCCGGAGGCTTTGCGGCGCCGCCCATCGAGGTGTCGAATGCCTCGCCCTCCAGCGGCTCGCGCCATTCGCCCCACTGCTTGAACAGGAACTTCACGCCCGCCACCTCGCACTGATCGCGCAGGTCTCGCGCCCACTGAGGATGCATCGGGCGGATGTCCGCGCCGCGGCCGCTCTCGCCGCCGACGATGACCCAGTCGATGCCGTACATCAGCCACGGGTCAATCGGTTGGCCCATGCAACCGCAATCGTGCCCACTACAGCACCGCGCAGGGCCATCCGGCCAAAGCGTCTTCGGCCAAAGCAAGTCGATGGGCCCCACCATCGGCTCGATGCTCAGGAACCGCACGCGCGCCGGCACAGCCAGCAGCTTGGGGATGTCGCGGTCGGCCTCGGCCTGGTTGACCACAGTGGCACCCAGCCAGACGTTCGCCGGCCACGGCCGGGCGGAATCAAGGTAGGCGTCAGCGTAAAGGCGGCGCGCGTTGCCGATGCGCTTCGTGAGGAGCTGCCAGTCCAGGTTCGGCGTCGCGTCGATCAGGTCGAACAGGTCGCGCCGCCACTGCACCGGCACCTGGTTGTCGAACACGTCGGCCAAGCTGGCGCAGAAGACACGGAAGCGCCGGCCCTCACGCTGGGCCTTCGCGTTCCACTTCAGCGGCAGCTTCCAGTTCGCCTCGCTGGTGCGGCGGCGCTGGGCGAAGTCGTCACCGAACCGCTTCACCAGCGTCTCGGCATAGCAGTTCTTGCAGCCGTCCGGGCTGACTGCCTCGCAGCCGATCCACGGATTGAAGGTGTGGTCGGTCCATTCGATCTTGCTGTTCTCGGCCATGGTCGGTCCTCAGGCTTCAGGGGTTGGAAGGTTGGGCGGCGGCGCGCGGCAGCAGCACTCGGCACTCACGGCAGGTTGCGTCAGGGTCGTAGGCGACGCAGGCAGCGCAGCGCCAGAGGAAGTTGCCGCTCGGCATCTCGGTGATGTCCGTGCCCTCCGGCGGGTGCCGCAAACACGGCCAGCGCAGAGAGCCATCGCCGGTCGGGCAGGAGCAGGGCGCGTTCATGGCTTGGCCTTCGGGAACATGTCCTGGAAGGTCATGCACTCCACCTGGGCGCGGCGCTTATCGAGAGCCACGAGGCATTCGGCCTTGGCTCGCTCGAAGAACGCTTCCGGCGACTCGCCGTGACGCTGCGAGATCCTGTAGCCCTCGACCAGCATCCGCGCGTCGGCGCGTTGGTACTGATTCATGGAGGCCCACAGGGTCGGATGGTGCTTGCGGAACCGTGCCGCGCCCTCCCGTTCATAGAGCGCCTGGGCAGCCGGCGACAGCTCGCAGCCGTCCGGGCTCGCCTTCGCGATGTCCAGCTCTTCCTCCGGCGTGAGCAGGGATGCCTGAGCGGGGTCGGCGGTCGGTTCGTTGGCCATGGTCGAGTTCGGGGGATTGGCTTCAGGCGCTCGGCATCTCGACGCCATCGAGCGGGTCAAGCCAGTACGTCAGGTCGTAGATCTTGGAATCCGCGTCGGTGAAGGCGACCCAGCCGTCTTTCACTTTGATCGGGTGGGCGAACCAGACATGGGACATGCGACCCATTGCGTCCCGCGCCTTGAAGTTGTTGGTGACCAGCACCTTCCGAGTGCCGATGTCGGCTGGGTTATCAAGGCGCGCATCGCGCGGCGGCTCTTGATCGGAGAAGGAAATCCATTTGGGCATGGTGTTACTCACAGTCGATCCATGGGAAGTCAGGCGGGCTGGGCGGCGCGAGCCGCTGCAGCTTCCGGCGACCACACCCACAGGGCGTAGCCCACCGTCGCCTCCTTGGCCTCGTGACTCGGTTGGAACGACGACAGCAGCGCCCGGATTGCGCGCTTGGCTTTCGCCGCGTCCACGTCGGCGCCGAATTCCGGGTACTTGCCGCCTTCATAGAACAGGCGCATGGCCTCGCTCGTGAACTTGCGCGGCACCTCGGGCAGATCGCGACGGGGGAAGTAGCTCTCGGCCTTGGCGCCAAACGCCAGTTGCGCGTCACTGAACTCGGGGACCGGGAGGAAGGTCAGGCCCTTGAGGCTGACTGCAGGTTGCTTGTCCATTGGGTTCTCCTTGAGGCTTGCACAGAGGAATCAGCGGAGCCAGGTGGCCCAGATCGCCCAGGCCACCAGCGACGGGATGGCCCAGAAGATGGCGTAGAGGATGAGCAGGAACAGGCCGTCGAGCCCGCCTGCGTAGCCGCCGCTGTTGTCGAACATGCCCTGGTAGTGGGCGAGCACCGTGGTGCCGATGAACAGGGCGAGGCTGATGCCGAGAAGGATCAGCACGGGTAGGGTGATGGTGAAAGTCATTGGGTTACTTCAGTTCCATCCATGGGAATCAGCCGGCCAGGCGGTGCCGAGTGATCGCGGTGATGCCGTTCGGCAGGCCCTCGGGCAGGTTGTCGGCGCCGATGGCGGCATCAAGGAAGCTGCTCTCGCCGCCGCCCGTGACGCGGAGGTAGTCCACCTCCACCTTGGCCGTCTCCACGATGGTCTTGGCGACCTCGTTGACGGCGCGGGCCTTGTCCAAATCGACGCTGCCGTCCTTCACGCCTTCCAGCGTGGCGAACAGGGCGGCGCGCAGGTCGCTGATGCTCTTGCTCATGATGTGGCGCCCTCCTTGGCGCGCTTGTTGATCTGCCTCGAGATGGCGCCGCGCAGCTGCACGACTTGGGCCACCTCGGGGCCGTACTGGTGGTAGGTGTGGGTACGCATGTGCTCGGCACGACTGACGCACTCCAGGCGGTCCACGGTGATCTGCTCGGGATCGGTGGTGGACATGCCGCGCTTGAAGCGCACGAGGTGCCCCTGGGGAATCTCGCCGTGCGCCTCGGCCCAAACGAGGCGATGCACCGCCACCCAGCGCCGGGCCGGCGCGATGGAGGGGTCGTCGCTTATCTTGCGCTCGAGGTAGCCGTCTTTGCAGACGCGCAGCGACCCAATGGGCAGGTAGTTGCGCGCCTCATGTGCCGGGCGGCCCTTCTTGAACTGCGTCGCGCGGCAGGCTTCCTGCACGCCGACGACGCCCTTGACGCCCTTGTTCCAAGCCGGTTGGCCCTTCTGGAACCGCGTGGCGCCGCCCTGGCCGCGCCCCAGGCGGCAGGCCGCCTCACTGGCTAGATAGGCCTCGGACTTCTTCAGCCCCATGGCGGCGGCCTTCTGCGCCACGGCCGAGTAGGTGCAGCCCAGCGCCGTGGCAATGTCGGCGGTGCGGCTGTCGGCGAAGTGCTTGCGCACGAACTCGACGTACTCGGGCCGCCAATCCATCCGGGGGCGGTTGATGTGCTTCGACTTTGTCATACCGATAGCTTGGTGATGGGATTCAGCGCTTGGCGCCACGCGCCAGCTCAAGGTCGGCCGCAGCGATCAGCAGGGCTGCAGCGCGGACGAAGTTGCGATAGCGGTCCTTGACCTTGCAGGCGTCCTCATCCCACGGCCAGACAACGCGTCCGCCCTCGTGGCCGACTTCGGCCATGGCATAGAACGCTGCGGACTGGGCCAGGTCGTTGCTGTCGTGCAGGTCGGCGTCGGACTGGCGGCTGTAGCCCTCCACCTCAATCTGCCGGCGCCGCTCCAGCCACACGTCGCGAGCTGCGTCAGTGACGGAATCCATCATGGTGCAGCGCTGGACGCTGCCGCAGTAGGCCGGCGTGTCGCAGGGCTGACCGAGCGCCAGCTTGGTGTTGATGTCGCCCTCGAAGACCGGCAGCACGTCCATGTGCCGCGCCCAGTTCCGCGCAAGATCGCGGTCCATGGTTTCGTCGGTGTAGTCGGCCATGCGCCAGCCGATCAGCTTGCGGGCCTTCTTCTGCTGCTCGACTCGCAGGTGCCCGTCGACGACATCGTCAAACCGCATCTTGGCCAGGTCGGCCCGGCGCTGGCCGGTGTGCAGCGCCAGCAGCAGCATCGCGTGCACCCAGCGCTGAGAACAGGTCCGCGACTCGACGAGCATCGCCTGCAGCGTGTCGAGCGTCAGGCGCTTGCGCAGGCCCGCGGCCTTCGGCGGCTTGACGTGTGCGGCCGGGTTCGTCTCCGCGGCGCCGTTGTTGACGGCCTCGGTGTAGACGTCGCGCAGCTCGCCCAGCACGCGGCGCGCGGTGTGCGGAGTGAACAGCTTGAGCTTGCTCGCGATGTCCACGGGACGGATGCCACGCAGCGGCATCTCGCCCCACATGCTCTCGACGTGCTTCAGCGAGGCAGCGCGGTTGCGCAGCGTCTGCTGGTGGTAGCCGCGCTCGGCGACGGCCCTGCGGTAGGTTTCCAGCCAGGCGGACAGCGTCGGGCCGGCATCAGCCACGGCCGCCGTCGGGCCTTGCGAGATCTGGCGCAGAGCCTCCTTCAGCTTCTGCTTGAGCTTCTTCTTTTTCATGTCGTGCTTGGGGATCAGTTGGCGTCGGCAGGCTCGATCTCTGCAGCCGGCACGGGCTTCCATGTATGGCCGCATTCAAGGCACTCGCGGGTGCCATCCACGTCGGTGTCGCAGTCCTCGTTGCCACACTTCGGACACGGGCGATGAGCGGCGGAGAACAGGTCGCCGGCGTCCGGGTGGTCCGCGTCGAAAGCCTCTTGCGTGCCGTCGATGGCTTCCTCCTTCGGAAGCGGCTTCAGCAGCTGAATCCACACAGCCTGGCCGTTGTGCATGCCCAGCTTGCCCAGGCGCTCGGCGTCCACGTCACTGGTGCCGAACTTGAACTTCAGGACGACGCTGCCGCCCTGCTTGGCGTCCACCGTCACCTTGTCGACCTTGCCGCGCGAGAACTCCATCGGCGTGGTCTCGTCGATGCCGTCGTCGACCAGCAGGCGCCAGCCTTCATGGACCGTCGTGAGCTTGACCAGGTCGATGGCGTTGGACCGCAGCACCGGCGTGCTGGGCTCGACATCGGGCAGGTCGGGCTGCTGGCCGTTGTCCACAGCCTTGTAGAGGCAGTGGCGAAGCGCCGGATCGATCAGGTCCAGCAGCGTGTTCGCGGCCGTGATCTCGAAGCCCAGGGTGACCGCGGGCACTTCTTCGTCGCCGTGCTTCTCGGTGCGGTTCTGAACCGCGATCTTGGCCTCGGTGAATTCTTCGATCTCAAGCATGGGCTGTTGCTCCTGGTGGTGGGGAAGAAAGAGGGCGCCCCTTGCGGGACCGCTGCCGGAACAGGGAGGAGGGAGGGAGGAGGAGGTCGGCAGCGGCGCGGGATGCGCGCCCGTGGAACTTGTTAGGTGGTCGGCAGCTCTTGCTGCTCACCGGCGATCTTTTCGACCGTGATGCCGGCCTCGAAGGCGTTCAGCAGGTCGTCCTGCGTGGCGACGCGGACGTCGAACGAGTCGGCGGCGACGTGGCGCACCGCGACGCTCGGGTGCGAGGCGCGCACCAGGCGCGGCTTCTGGGTGGCCTTGTCGGCGATGCGGTAGATGCGGGTCGTCATCGGTCAAATCTCCCAGGCTGCGCGGTAATCGCGCTGCAGCTCGCGGTACTCGTTGAGGGTCAGCGCCAGGCGGGCCTGGGCGACCAGGTCGCGCGCCGCCTCGGCGTTGGTGGCCGCCTTCAGATCGGCCCGGAAGTCCTTCAGGGTCTTGCGCCGGATCGCCTGGTCCATGCTCAGCTCCAAGCCATGTCCAGGGCCTTCTGCAGGTCCTCGACGTCAGCCGCGCTCAGGTGGTCGCGCGCGCCATCCAGCGCCATCTGCGCGGTCTCGCGGTCGGTGGCGGTCTCGATCTGTTGACGCAGTTCGTCGAGGCTCGGGCCTTCGATCTGGGCGGCCGGTTCGTCGACGAAAGCGAACTCGGCGTCGATCACGGCGCCGTTTTGCTGGCTGATGCCAGCCTCGGCCATCTCGTCCAGGCCGACCGCGTGCTGTATCTCGATGCTGACCGGCAGGAACTTGAACAGGCGGCGCACGACGGTCTTGACGGCCATCGCTGCGAAGTCCGTCACCCACGGGCCGTTGTCGGCCGACTTGCTGCGGGCGCGGATGCCTTCGACCTCGGCGCGGCTCATGACGTCGAACTGCACGCCGCCGTCCTTCAGCTTGGCCACTGCGTAGACGAAACGCAGCTTCGACGGGTCGGCCCGGTTGGCGTTCTGCCAGTCGGGCACATGCTCAATGCGCGCGTCCAGACCGAGCAGGCATTCGAACTTGTCGCCCTCGTAGACGGCCCGCGCGTCGATACTGACGATCTGGCCGCTGCGACGGGCCAGGTCGATCATGCCGCGATAGCCGATGATCACCTGCGCCTCGGTGCGCACGGTCTTCCACTGACCGCCGACCTTCTCGCGCTTGTCGAAAGGCAGGATGTAGGCGTGGCCCAGGGCGTTGCCCGGTTCCAGGCCGAGCTGGGCGCACTGGATGACGGCGCCGAGGAATGACATCGGGTCGCACTGGCCCAGCTTGGGCACCTTGCGCATCTCGGTCGTGGCGATGCGCGCCATGCGCTCGGCGGTCATGTGGCGGGGCAGCGCGGCCTTGAGCTGCGCCTGCACGCCGGGCGTGGCCAGGAGGTGGGCCAAGTCCTTGGGCTTCTCGGCCTTGGTGGCGACCTGGCCGGTAGCGATGGCCTTCAGAGCGGTGGAACTCATGGCTTACTTGCCTTTCTTGGGGGTGACGAAACGGAGGACGCGCACGGTCTTGGTCCGGCTGAACCGGGCCTTCGTGTCGTCGATGCGGATGAACTCGCCGGCCGCGTTGCGCTCGTAGAGCTCGGCGCCCTCCAGCAGCTTCTGGTCGACGCGGGTGTCGTTCTGGCCCTTCCAGGTCATCAGGTCGACGCCCTGGAAGGCCAGGCGCGAGTGCGGGCTGATCCATTCGGCGATGTCGAAGGTCAGAGCCTCCTCGGCCTCCTCCAGCGCCTTGATGTCGGCCTTGATGGTGCGCAGGCGCGAAACCTTGTCGGCGATCTCCTGGCTGGCTTCGACGGCCGTGCCATCGTCCAGCGGGAACAGCGCCTTGATGTCGTCGAACTTCAGAGGGTCGGGCGCGACATCGGCGAGGACGTGGTCCACCCAGAAGCTGACCAGCTTCGGCCGCATGCCGGCGATGGTCTCGTCATCGCGCAGCGTCCAGAAAATGTCCACGTCATCGAAGCTGCGCAGCGCCGCAACCAAGCAGGCCCGGCGGCCGGTGATCATGAGGCCGTGCATGAACTGGGCCGCGTATTCGATGGGCACGTCCTCGGTGTCCACCTCGCCCCACTTCTTGCGGGCGAAGCCAGTCACGCTCTTGGCGTCGCCGTTGACGTGCTCGCCGGCGAAGACGACCTCGCGGCCACCGATCTCCAGCATGCCGGTCAGGCGCAGCTCGAAGTCGATCTCGCACGACAGAAAGGGGAACTCGGGGTCGACGTAGCGCTCGTTGAACGCCAGCAGTTCGACGATCAGGCCCTGGTCCTGGAGCTTGGCGACGACCATGTCGCGGATGAACGGTTCCAGGCGGTGGCCGCGCTCGTAGCGTTTCAGCGCCGCGGCGTCGGGCGCCTGCTTGGGCCGGCGCCCGGTCTTCTGCTGCCACAGCTCGACCGGCGTGGCCCAGGGCGACAGGCCCATGACGGCGGCGGCATCCGATCCGCCAAGGAAGGTCGCGCGGTCGGGGGTGGTGACGATGGGTGCGTTCACGATTGCTCCAGTTCACGAATGGCACGCCTCAGCCGCAGGTCTTCCTGCAGGCTGTTGCGCATGTAGACGGCGCCGGTCATGCCCAGCGCGGTGTAGTGGTCGCGCTCGTCGCGCAGGCAGCGCAAGTGCCACCGCAGGAACGCGAGGCGAATCAGCTTGAACAGGCCCAGGCGGTGGACGGGCGCTGTGTCGGCGCCGATGTCCGTGCAAGCCTCTGCCGGCGCCGGCTGCACTTGGTGCACCTCGCCAACCGTGTCGCGGAAGTCAGCACGCGCGCGGGTCAGCGGGGACAGGGGCGCGTCCTCGGGGGTATAGATGGGGTTGAGGTTCACAGCGGCTCCCCTGCAAGCTCTTCACCAAGGCTCACGACCTTCTCAAAGAGGAAGTTCTGCATCTCTCGGCTCATGTCGAGCCAGCCGTGTCGCAGATGCAGGAACTCTTCGATCAGCGTCGCGGCCAGCTGCTTGGTGCCGCCAATCTGGAACACGCGCTCGGCGATGAAGATCTTTTGTTGATCAGCGTCAGCCAGACCGAGAACGCCTTCGCCCAGGCTGTCGGTGAACGTGATCGGGAAGGAGCCGCGCACCTGAAAGCCGAGCGTCGCGCAGAAGTCCAGAGCCTTCTCCAGGCTCAGCAGCTGGACCTTGGTGAGATAAATCTCCTTCGGCGCAAAAACCTGCTTTGTGTTGTCCTTCCAGACACGCACTGCGGTTTCGTTCACGAGCCCCAGGCGCTGGGTGACGGTCTCGCCGACGACTTCCAGAAACTCCTTGCTGGGCGTGATGCTCCAACCGTGGTAGTCCATGCCACCTTCCAGGGTGTCCTTGTGCGCCGTGATGCAACGGCGGATGAATTCGCGGTTGGTCGACCGCATGACGGTGCGGCGCACCGTGTTTTCGGCCGTGTACTGTTCCTTCAGCGTGCGGTCCTCGGTCAGGGTCATGCGGCCCTGGCAGTTGTAGGTGTGCAGGCCGACGCGGCCGAAGTGATGCACGCGCACGCCGCGGTAGAAGAACGCCGTGTTGCCGTACTGACGTACCTCGACGTCATCCACCGAGAAACTGGGCTCGTCCTCCAACATGTACTGATTGCGGTTGACGAACGCGGCGGCGAACTCTTCACCGGTCACGATCACTTGCGTAGATCCAGGGATGGGTTGCACCGCACCTCGGACGAAGCCGCCGCTGCCGTTCTCGTCCTTGCAATTGCAGGCGATCTCGCGGAATGCCATCCAGGCGGCCCACTGCTTGCCCAGTTCGGTCGTGAAGCCCAGCACCAGCGGCTCGCCGCCGTCCTCGGCCATCGTCACGAAGTCGAACTCCTTGCCGCGGATGCTGTCGCGCTTGAGGCCGAACTCGATGTGCTTGACGCCAGACAGGACGCTAACGCGGTGGCCCAGGCGCAACAGCACAGCGATGGCGTATTTCAGGCCGGTGCCAAAGAAGCCGATGGGGCTATCGCCTTCCTTGACGCTGACGCCGAACGAGGAAATCGAACGCACGTCGATCTCACCGGGGTTCGTGAATGCGATGGTGTTCGCGCTCATGCCGTCACCTCGTCTGCCTGGCTGCACGCCACCATCCAGTCTTCCGCGTAGTGCTCGCCGTGGCCCTGCGCCAACTCAGCCAGCAGCGCCTTGCCCTCGTCCGAGCGCCCCAGGATCGACACCAGCCGCGCGCACACGTCATCGTTCTCGATGTCGTCGCGGAACACGTCGAGGAACGCAGCACGACGGCGCGGTTGCTCGTCGGTCGGCACGTGCACCGTGGTCATCCACGGCATTGCAGCTGCGCCCAGATAGTCCGCCTTCAGCTCCGCAACCAGCGCTTCGCGCTTGGCCGTCTTGTCGAGTGCGCTTCCCATCCCTGTCTCCAGACCCCCCGCCTGCTGGCGTTGTCTTGGGGGAGTGAATGCAGTCTACGGCCGGTAGACGTTTGTCGTCAACAGGGAGTAGACGATTTGTGCAAAAATTCTTTCGCGCAGTCGATGCGCAGACGAAAAAAAGCCCGCGTGGTGCGGGCTAGGTCAGGAGGCCGAGAGGCCGGAAAGGGACTTCTATGCAATCAGCGCTTACCGCACTCCGAGGGCTTCTTTCATGGCGGCCAGGAAGGCGAGGGCATGCTTTGCCCGCCGCTGGTCGTCAGCCAGGTGCGCCGTACCCTGGTCCAGCAATTCGATGTCTCGCTTCGTCCTATCGAGAAGACCTTGAGCAGTTGCTTGGTTCATGTCGGCCCCAAGGGTCCGCAGCAACTCGATGAAGGCCATGCGGGTCCACTCCATTTCGGCCCGCATCAGCGCCATCGTCAGGCGGTCTTTTTCATCCATGAATGGACTCCCAGTGATGCCCGGTAGCGCCGGGCGCGCTTATGGCTTGGCCGGTGGCCGCCAGAACGAGCCGCCCAGCACGTAGGCAACGATCCAGCAGGGCAGCGTGATCGGAAGCGTCGCCAGTGCAAGCGCTTCGAAGGCGTCCTTGGTGCGACCTTCCAGGATGACAACAACGGCAGCCGCAATAGCAAAACCGGCCACTGCCGCTCCAATCCACCACGCCACGATTGCGAGCCGGCGAAGAACGTCTTTCATGCCTTGATCCAAATCAACCGCGACGCAGCGCAATCACTCGCGCGCCACAGGGAAGATTCACCGTCGGGTCGCGGGGTGCATCCCAAGTGTTAGGGGTGGGAAAGTCGACGATGAGGGCGGTCATGCCGCCAGCCGCTTCGTTTCCCGAATCGACGCCTTGGCCTCCTTGGAGCCCTTGGCAGCTGCGATGTCGAGGCCGACTTGCGCCGCCGTGAGCAGCAGGCCGCCCTGCAGCTGCTGGATGTCTGCCTGTTCGAGCTGCACCACCTTCGACACGTCGACACCGGCGAACGGCCAGATGGTGCTGCCGAACAGCAGCTGATCAGCCGAGACGCCAAGCGCGACACACAGCCGCGCCAGGTCGTGATGCTTGACGCTGCGTTCGCCCGTCTCCCAGTGTCCAGCCGTGGCTTTCGACACGTTGAGATGCGTGGCCAGCCGCTGCAGCGAGATGCCGCGAGCTTCACGCGCCGCCGTGATGCGCTTCCCCATCTCTACGTCGGTGTCGTCAACCCATTCGAGCGTCGGCAGATCGGTGTCCAGCTTCATGCGCGGCACGGTAGCCAGCGACGACCGCGCAGAGTCTCCTGGCAGTAGACGATAACGTCTACGGGCTGTAGACTGTTCAGCCATGGACAGCATTAACACCCCCAAGGCGGCCCTGATCAAGGCGTCGCACATCCTCGGCGGTCAGGCTGCTCTCGCTTCGGCGCTGGGCTTCAGCGACCGGCGCAGCGTATGGCCCTGGTTCAACACCGACCGTCGCGTGCCGGCTGAACACTGCCCAGCCATCGAGCGGGCGACCAACGGCCAAGTCCGCTGCGAAGAACTGCGCCCCGACGTTGCCTGGGCCGTCCTCCGCGAGCAGGCCGCCCCCACGCCCGCCGCCGAGACCGCAGCCGCGCAGGGGTAGGCCATGCGCCTCCCCGCACCTCAATTCGTTTGCATTCGGTTTCATGGGCCGGATGCTCTTTTTTTTGTCTCGCGGGGGCCATCCGAAGGCTTCCGAAACTCTCGGAGCACCCTGAATGCAGGCTGATCTGCCCTTCTACGACGGCCCGGAGGAGGCCCTGAAAGCTGCGGTGCAGCACCTGGGCGGACCCAAGGTCGTCGGCGCAATGTTGTGGCCCGACAAGAGCCCCGACAGCGCCCGCACGCGGCTGCTGGACTGCCTGAACCCAAGCCGCGCCGAGCGCTTGGACATGAGCGAGGCCATGTTCATCCTGCGCAAGTCGAAGGAGAAGGGCTTCCACACCGCGTTCGCCTGGTTCGCGGGTGAAGTGGGGTACGAGACGCCACGGCCGCTCACCAGCGCCGGCGAGGAAGACCGCCTGACGACCGTCATCGACAACGCCACGCGCACCCTGGCCGCGGCGCTGCCGATGCTGGAGCGCATGCAACGTGCGAGGTCAGCAGCATGAGCGTCTCCAGCCGCAACCTCCCGTTCCCGCACAACCTGTCGCCGGGGCAGAAGCGCGTGATCGAGGCCATCGAGGCACACGGCACCGTCGTCGCAGCCTCCGTCGCCCTCTCCATCACCGCCAAGACCGCCAGCCAGTACCTCGTCAAGGCCAGGCGCCGCGCTGGCGTCACCACCACCAAGGCGCTGGTGGAGCGGTATCGGACTGCCGCATGACCACCGCCACCCCGCGCCTGCCCGCCTGCTCCGTGCCGCTGCCCGACAACGTCGTGCGCCTGCCTGTGCGGCCTGCCGCGGGGCCGATGGGCGCCCTCATCACCCTGGCCCGCTACCGCGCCGCATGGCTGCGCGCCAACCCGAACGCCACCGCCGACGAGGAACTCGCCGCGGCGGCTGAGATCGCAAAGGAGCTGGGGCTTTGACATTCAACACCGAAGTCTCATGGGTGCCCGCCTGATGTCGGACCTGATCCAGACTGCCGACGATCTGGCGGCGATGCGTGTGCCGCCGCATTCCAACGAGGCCGAGCACGGCGTGCTGGGCGGCCTCCTGATCGACCCAAGTGCCTACGCCAAGATCGACGGAACGCTGAAGACGGGCGACTTCTTCTCGCATGCGCACCGCCTCATCTTCGGCACCATCGAACGCATGGTGGCCGCCGCCAAGCCGGTGGATGTGGTCACGTTGTTCGACGAACTGGGCGATGCCGCGTCGACCGTCGGCGGCCTGAAGTACCTCAACGCCATCGCGCAGAGCGTTCCCAGCGCCTCCAACATCGTGCGTTACGCCGAGATCGTGGCCGAGCGCGCGACGCTGCGCTCGATCATTGCCGATGCCGACGCGATCACGACACGTGCATTCCGCGGCGACCCGGCCGTCTCCATCCTCGACGACGCCAAGCTGTCGCTCACCCGCATCTCCGAAGCGCGCAGCCTGCCCAGCAGCCGCGTGCCGATGCTGGCGCTGGACGAGCTGCGCAAGCAGGCCCAGTCGGTGCCATGGCTCATCAAGGGCGTGATGCCGGCCAGCAGCATCGGAATGATGTTCGGCGCGTCGGGCACGTTCAAAAGCTTCATCGCGCTGGACGCCTGCCTGCACATCGCGCACGGCCTGTCGTGGATGGGGCACCGCACAAAGCAGGGCGAGGTGCTGTACCTGGCCGCCGAGGGCGGCATGGGCCTGTGGCCGCGTATTGCGGCCTGGCACCGCGCCAGGCGCCTGGAATGGACCAACACGCCTCTGCGGGTCGTTCCGCTGGCTCTGGACCTGTCTATCGACGCCTGGAAGGTCGTCGAAGCTGCACAGGTGCAGGGTGCCGCTCCGAAGCTGGTCGTCATCGACACGCTCAGCCAGACCTTCGGCGGCGAGGAGAACGTCGCCAACGACGTCTCAGCTTACTTCCGCGAGATCGGCGCGCGCTTCCGCCAGCTCTGGGGCTGCGCGGTGCTGGTCGTGCACCACAGCGGCCACGCAGCCACCGAGCGTCCACGCGGCTCCAGCGCCATGCTCGCCAACGTCGACTTCATGTACGGCGTGTTCCGCGACGAGAAGGAAATGATGGCCACCGTCACCTGCCTGAAGCAGAAGGACGGCGAGCGCTTCACCGATGCCATGTTCCGCGTGAACGTGCACAAGCTCGGCACCGACGAGGACGGCGACGACATCACCAGCCTCGTCGCGCGCCACATGAACAGCGTCGAAGAGGTGCAGGACGCCATGCAGGCCGAATCCAAGGCCGGCCGCGGCGGCAACAACCACCTGTTGCTGTCGCTGCTGCAGGCCGGCATGCGGGAGTCCGAGTTGCGGACCCTGTTCTACGCCGAGTGCGATGCCAGCACGGCCGACGGCCGACGCCAGGCCTACCACCGCGCCCGCAAATGGGCCGAAAACGCGGGCCTCGTCGAGATCGCTCAAGGCGTCGTCATCACCCTCAAAGCAGGAGGTCAAGCGTGACAGAAATTCGAGCAAGCGTGACAAACCAGCGTGACACAAGGACCGTGACAGAGCGTGACACCTCGCGCGCGCACGCCCTCCTAAAGGAGGGTTGTCACGCTGTCACGGTGCGTGACGTGACACAGCGTAGCGTGACAGAAGACCGTGACAGAAATAGTGTCACGCGTGACGGCGATGAACGCCGTCCCTGCACCAGCTACAGCCGCTGGTCGCCCGCCGTCAACGTGCTGCTGATCGTCGGCCTGTTCGCGGCGGTGAAGCTGAAGCTCGTTCTCGCTGCCGTCGTGCTAGCGGGCTTCACGGGCTATGCGATGTGGAGGGCTTGGGCGTGATCCGGCTGACGCTCCCATACCCGATCTCGGCGAACCGGTACTGGCGGCCGGTCAAGCTCGGCGCGCACATCAGCATCGTTCCGACCAAGGAGGCGAAGGACTACCGCAAGACGGTGGCCGCCCTCTGCTTCGCGCAAGGAGTCTCCAAGCCTATCCCAGGCCGAGTCGCCGTCACGCTGCAGCTCTACCCACACCGCCCGCTGGACTGGCAGAAGCGCCAGCGCCAGCACGGAGCCGCGTGGGACGACACCGTCCAGTGCATCGACTTGACCAACGCCGAGAAGGTGCTGATGGATGCCCTCAACGGCCTGGCCTTCGAGGACGACAAGCGCGTGTTCCGCTACCAGGCCGAGCGCATGGAGCCCGACGGCGAGGCCCGCGTCGTCATCACCATCACGCCCATGCAGGCCAGCCACCCCACCCAGCCCGACCTTCTGCCCGTGCCGGAAGAGGAGGGGGCGTTTTGAGCGCCGCATTCTTCGCCGACGCACGCGTGTCCATGCGGTCAGCCAGCAGCGCAACGTCAGCCCGTCGCATCCTCGACCGCCTCGACGCACGCCTGGCTGGCATCGAGCTGGTCAAGTGGCCGGCCCTTGAGCAGTCCCTGCGCGCCGAGATCGCCGACGCAACTGCCATCGCGCGCGCCATGGGCTTCGATGTCGCCCCTTCCGCCTGCCGTGTCCAGAAGACCGGCCAGAACTCGCGCAATGCCACGTGCCACGGCTGCGGGCTCACCGTGGCCAGGAATGGCACGCGGGTGGTGCAGCGCGAAGGCAGGCGGCGGGTGGTGTGTG